GCCTCATACGGCGTCGGGTCGTTGTAATGCTCGCTGTTCTTCAGTTCCACGGTCGGCACCTCCTCATCAACAGATCATCGGAATCAGAAAGAACCACAACGGGTACGTCTGCCCAGTTACGATAACGGCCGCGACAATCGCAGCTCCAACTGCCAGCCACTTGGCTGCATCAGACATTTCAGCCCACATTAGTTTTTCCCTCCGTTTCAAGGTCTTTGTACGTTTTTTCCATCATCCGCTCTGAAAAATACAGCGCTTCAGCCAGTCTTCCCTCAACGATCATTCGCTCGGTGCAGGGCGGAAATTTGGAGCATTCAAACAGCGCTTTTCTGACCGCATAACGAAATCCATCACTTGCAATTCTGAGGTCAAACATTTCTTTACGTGTCATTCTGCTTTTTCCTCCGGCGCTACAGGCAACGGCATCCAGAACGGAACGTCCACAGGGTGAAAAATTGCATTCTCCCAATATGTGATGTCAACGTGCTTGACCGCGGCTCCCCAAACAATGATTCTTCCGAGTCTGTCAGCATCCGCTTCTGTCGGCGGGTCATACTTGGAATTTCTCCAGCATTGACCGGCCACTTCCTGCGGGGTAGCTTCTGGCTGGGTGTCGATATAGTTCTCCACATCCCGTAATGTGTGGATATGGCCTACCTTCATGCCCATGCGCAGGAACTCTTTCAGCATCTCAGCTTCAAGATACCGTTTCTTACTCATAAGGCGTCGTCCTCCTTTGCCTCAGCAACGTAGCACCAGCTCTGGGGCGGCTTGCTCAAACAGCAGCCATTGATTGCGCAGGTCGGCGGGAGCATATAGCTTCCAGACGGCTGATAATGCTCGCAGCTCTCATTTCCACAGACATCGGTTCCGTTCATGCCACGAAAGTCATGCCTAGAAAAGCCGGACAAGGACTTTGGCTGGTCATAAATCTTCAGGTCTGAGATATGCCACGCATACAGCTCCTTGCGCTCGGTGAACGAGGAGCAATGGCTCCATCCGGCGTATTCTATGATTTGTTTCAAGGACAGGCAGCTTCCAGACGTGGCTCTTTCGATGTCTTCTTTGACAATCCATGTTTTGCCGATGATAGGCCTTATTTTGTCGCAGACGAACTCGGCGATAACGGTCTGTTCTTTCTGTCTGATTTCGATTGGAATGTTGCCACCGTCCCAAGTGACAAATTGCGGTTTACCGCGATATACTTCTCCGTCGCCAAAGACATCTCCATCTCTAAAGATGGTGATTAGCTTTTTTGGAGCCTTCGTGCAGTAGATGTAACACTTGAACGGAGGCTTCAGTTTTGGCCGATTCTTGCGAATCTCCACAGTTTTTTCTCCGTTGAGAATCTTCACGCACCACTCAGGTCGGATACTCAGGAGGACAGCTTTGTGTTCAGTGCTCATTCTGCTCCTCCGTATCCTCAATTTTTCGCATTGCCATTACCTCCATTCCTTCTTTTCCCGTATGAGCAGAAACCGTCCGGCGGCATCCTGTACTCCTCATCATACCGAATCCGTCTGTAGCACCACCCCGCCTTGATGTTCTTTCCATCGGCGAGCAAAGATGTCTTTCCGTAGTTCTTGAAATGTTCACAGTCCTTGCAGCGTACGACGGGCTCTACGTCATAGTAGCCGTCATACTGTCCATCCCAGTGTGCCATCGGCCGCAGCGTTTCCGGGTCGATGAAAGGCGCACTCATCAGGTCATCGGCAAACCCGGAAACGAGGTTCGCAATGCTTTCCTTGACAACACCCTTGTTGTAGTCGAGATGGTTCCCGGAGGCCATCAAGGTTTTGGCCTCCTCCAGATTCTTCTTCGCCGCATCGTTCCATCCGTTGACGATGGGCACTACATTAACTAACCGTATGTCGCTCATTTTTTATCTCCTTTCAGACAAGCCACTGGGCCATCATACTATCAAACTCCGAGAAGCCGGTGCAGTGCAGTTCGGCTTTCTGTTCATCGGAGAGAGCGTTGAACAAATCCATCAAAACTGCATCGTACATCGCTGTATCGACATCGAGGCTGTTATGCAGGCAGTACGAGGTCCACAAGGCTACAAGCTGGTTCTGGCAGGCATCGTTGTAGAAATCTGTCGTGTCATCCTTGACGTAATCAACGAGGAACTGCCATTCGGACTTCTCGGCCATCCAGATCACCTCCGATCTTGTAGGTCTTGCCCCGGCTGCGGCCAGTCCCCTTGCGGTACTCCGCAATCCAGACCGTCTTGCCGCTTTTGTAGTGGCGAAAGTGGCCTCTTACGGTAAAGGAACAGGCCGGGCTTGCATGGTGGCCTCTGGGAACCACTGTAAGCTGTTTTCCGACCGAGTGAATGATGTATGTGGTGCTGGCGGTGTGCGGCTTTGTAGGGCTTTTGCGTCCAGCAGGAGCCTTCGAGGTTGTGGTAGCCACGCCACCACGGATGCTACCCGTTCCATACGTCATCAGCGCCATCAGGGAGCCATACACAGTCAAAGCGCCCTGTTCGGTTTCGGTGGGGTTGCAGTCCGCAGGAAGCGTGCTTACCTTCTTCTTCCACAGGCCGTTGCCCAGCGGAGCAAAGACAACGTGGCCGAGCTTCCGGGCCGGGCTGTCGATGTAGAGCTTCAGCTTCTTGCCAGAGCGGAAGCACTTGATGGAGATGCCACTCTCGACAATCTGGATTTCCACTTCTCGCAGGGGAACCGGCATCGAACGAACCAGATCGTTGTGCTCATCCCGCCATGCGAGGAGCTTTTCGATGTCTGCCGCTGTGACCACAATCTTGTCCATCATCGTGCATCCCTCCCAACGAATGTGCCGGCATAAAGCCGCCCGCCGATCATGTAGTGGTAGTATTCATGCCCACGCTGGATGTCGGCCTGTCTGCCGGGCATGGGCCGCAGAACCAGCGGATGCCCAGCAATCTGCACCACATATTCTCCGGCTGGGATGAGCGCCGCCATCCACGGCTCCACCGGACTGGCCCGCGCCGGGCATCCATCCATACAGCAGGTGGCGGTTACCTGCTCCACGTTCATGGTGAACATGGAAAGTTGCTGATAGTCGCTCATAATCACACCCACGCCGGTTCGACGGGCGACTCAGGCAGGTTGAACAGCCAGTCAATCACATCCTGCGGGACTTCTTCCGTCAACCACGAGTGACCGTACTTGTAGCCGCAGACCGGGCAGGGCTTGCCGAGAATGCCATCAGGGTGTTCCTCAGGATGGAGCCAGCCGAGGGTCTTTGTTTCGGTCGCACCAGCCATTCCGGGATAGAGAGGCTTCTGCGGTTCGTAATACAAAGCTGCATCGCCGGAGATTTCATGAGGAAGCGTAAGGCTGTACGGCAACTTAGCAACTTCGATCTGGTTATCGTTCAGGGCTGCGGTCATGCCATCGCAGAGCATCTTCCACGAGCTTTTCTTCATGGATTCCTGCCGCCGAAGGGTTTTGCTGTTCAGCCGATAGTGGTACAGCGTGACAGGTGTGACGGCCAGCTTGTTCCATCCAAGTTCTTTCTGGTGCTTGCAGTACGGCCGCATATCGTTCAAATGCCACTCGTCCCAGATGGAGCAGAACTTGTCGAGCATTTCCTGCGTCCATTCATCGCAGGGGTGGCCTTTGCGGATTGCATCAACGCACTGACCAGCACCGCCACGGCAGTTGCCGTTCGGCATGGGGCCGATAACGCCGGTGATGCTGAGTCTGCCATCCTCAAACTGGATTTCGCAGAATGCCCGTGCGGCAGCTTCATTACCGCTGCGGGTGTAGACCTTGCAGAAGCACGGACTAACAACTTTTTTCATATCACTCTCTCCCCTTTCGTGCTTCTTCAGCAATCCTGTCAATGTTGCGGTTGAGCAATTCGTTCATGTCCAAGAGCCGCTGTTCGAGGATTTCAAAGAACTGCTTCGTGACGGTCTCCCTGCTGATGACGCGGCAGTTGCAGTGAACTGCGAGAATCACGTCTTCAAACGTGATGCCGTCCAGCAGGTTATCGCAGGCTGCTAAGTCATCGCCAAGAATCCATTTCCGTTCTTCCATTCAGACTTCTCCTTTCAGATGGACGCGCAGAAGTCACCGAGCTTCTGCCACAGGTGGAACGTCTTCCGGCTCATCTGCACGGTATTGGGAACGCCCCGGCCGACCGTCCAGTTGTGAGCCATGCGGAACAGCCGCCCTGCGGCCTCACGCTCCGATTTGCTGAAGTCGGCCAGCCATGCCCTGCGGCAGCGACCGGTGCTCCAAGTGCAACCGTAGCGAACCATGCAGATGAGGTCGTACGGGATGTTCGCCCGGACTTCCTCAACGGTGAGCTTCATCATCCGCTTTGCCATATCACTCATCCTCCTTAATCCTGAAAAAAGCCATTGCGCTTGCCTTGATGCTGCTCGGCCATCCGTCCGGGTAGGGTCGCTGCGTACCATCCGTAAAGGGAACAATCGCGGTGGCCTCTACGGCCAACATCTCACCCTCGTACTGGTAGGGGCGGCAGCGGAACGTACGGAGCTGGATGCTCTCGCATTCCATCGTACCAGCCCCCATGCGCCGCAGATCATCCGCGTTGCGTGCTGCATTCGGGTCATACCCGGCGGCTTTCATGTGGTCCAGAACCGTCATATCAGGCAACCTCCTTTCCGACAACATTCAGGCAGATGTAGAACCGGCCATCGAGGTCTTCAACCTCCCAGAAGTAACCGCCGGTGTACTTGCCATCGGTCAGCGCCTTGTCCTGCCAGAAGCCTTCCTTGATGCACTCCGTGATGGTTTCCTGCCAGCCATCGAAGCGCTTATCCCCGGCCAGCGCCTTGAAGAAGCGGTTGACTGCGGTCTGCCACATCTTGCAGTCGGTGATGAGGTCGGCGCAAACCATGCCGTTCGGCTTGTTCACGATGGCAACCAGATCAACGTCCTGCCGGTGTTCGTCCTGCTCGAACTTATCGAAGCTGGCGTATTCTTTCACCTTCAGCATTTCTAAATCCTCCGTGTTTTGGTAAGTTGTTTTCCGTATCTTCATTCTAGCTTACCGGTCTGGTAAGTCAAACGTATGCTGAAGTTTTCACAAAAAATTTTACGGTATTCCGAAGATACTTTATGGAGGCTTACACTACTTTACGGCTGAACCTTTCCCAGAACTGCTTGGCGATGTAGGGGCTGACCGGGGTGATGGTATGATGCTGGCATCCAGAAAGCTGGTAGAGGACGGTGAAGTAGTTCCCGGCGGCATCCTCGAACAGCTCTACATAGAAGTCCTCGAACATCACGGCCTTGTTCGAGCAGAGCGATTCTGCCTTCCGGGTGTCATATCGAACGCCGTCTACGGTCTGCGCTACGGCGGGGCTGGTGCTGTTGCCCAGCTCCGGGAGGCCCGCACCGTTGGCATCACTCATGGAGACCTCATAACCAGCAAAATGCAGCGCCTTTGACAGCTCATCGAAGGTGAGCGAGTTGTTCTTCAGCCGCCCGCTGAGGTTCTGCGGGGTCCAGCCCATGTGTTCGGCCAGTTCTTTCTGAGTCTTCCCGGCTCCAGCAAGGGCTGCGCGTACCATATCAGATGCTCGCATACCATCAGCCTGCCTTTCCAGCCAGAACCCGATTCAGCAGGCTCTCGTACATGGTCTGGAGCATTTCACACTTGGCTTTCGCTGCGGCCAGCTCCGCAGCCATGTTCGGATTTGACGCTGGCGTAGACACCTTGACATCCCGGATGACCGGAACTTCTTTCGTGACCTCCACGATTTTCTCTACGGGCTTTCCAACTTCCAGCTCCAGCGAGATCAGCATTGCAACCTCCACGTTGGTCATCTCTGCCGGGGTCAGGTGGCCCTTGTAGCCCAGCAGGCGGTCAACCGATACGGTCGTAATCTGCTCACAGAGGGCAGTGCTTTCACGTTCAGAGCTGCGGATGAGAACGTGCGTCGGCAGGTCTTTCTTCGGTTGGGTGGTCAGGTATACGACCTCTACCGTCTCTGCACAGGCGTTGTTCTTCTCGTTGGAGACGATGATTGCCGGGCGTCCAGCCGCCTGCTCACAGCCGGTGTAGTTGTCCTTGCTCACATACCAAATGTCGCCGCGCTTGATTTCCATATCCTCACTCCTCCTCTTTTGCCTGACGCTTCAGCTCGGAAGCATCAATGGTGATGCAGGTGGTGTTGGCGACGATGTTATCGGCAATCCCCTTTCCGTGCTCATCCAGCAGGGACTCCAGCGAGGTTGCGGTGAGCCGCAGGGCAGCAACCATGAACGGGAAGTCCATCAGGTCATACCGGCTTACAACGCCCATCAGCTCTTTGGTCATCGCGGTGACGCACTCGGCAGAAATGCTGCGGGCATCATCGGGCTTATTTGCAAGCACTGCCAGCGTCATTCGCAGCGCATAGGGCATCATTTTCTCAGCCATTGTCTTTGTCCTCCTTATACTCGCTGACGGCCTCCGAGATTGCATAATCGCGGTGGTACGTCCAGCTATCGTCATTATCAATGTACTTCCGCATCAAGACCGCCGCACGCGGGGCGAGCGCATTGAGCGTCGTGCGGTCAAGCTCATAGGCTTCCATAAGCTCCTCGTCGGTGAACTGTGAGATATGTTCCCGAACGTCCTCCTCATAGCTCCGAAGCTCATGCTCGGAGTAGGAGCGAACCAGCTCACAGCCATCCAGCGGCTTCGGGCAGTAATCGGTGCAGCCATCATCATGGATGCCCGGCTTCTTCCCAGTCAGGAACGGGGCCATGCAGATGCCCTGCGAGTTGAACACGCAGGTTTCAGAACAGCATTCAGTGCAGAGCTTCTGGCAGTGCAGCAGGCTCGTGATGCTTGCCGCGTTAGAGGCATCCTCGTTGTAAAGCAAGTAGGCAATGCCCTTGCTATGCCGTTCATCAAACCAGCGCCAGATGTCAACGCGGCTGGTTCCTGCCGGGAAATCCAGAAACGGGGCCTCCATCGTTTCGGTGGAGGGGTCCATAGGGACATCCCCGAACTTCTTCCACAATTCTTCAAGCAGCGCATCACGCTCTCTCAGTGTTCTCATTACCAACGCCTCCCCAGAAAGAGCCTCGCCAAGCCCACAACAGCCATCGCCCCGACGATTGCCCAAAAGGCAGCGCAGAGGATGTCCGTGGCCGCTTCGAGCCACTGATCTACCACGATCAACCATGCCATCATCATTCTGCACCCCTTTCAGCCGTACACTACTTCGCCAAACAGGGCGTACTGGATGATCGCGTCGGCACATCCCGCGTCAATCTCGCCGCAGTCCACCTTGCCGTCGCCGCTCACAGCTCCGTAGCAGTCCCCGCTGTTCTCCAGCCAGAGCCGGAATCCCTGTATGAACTTTTCGATGTCCAGCTCGTACCACTCGGTGTCCTGCTCGTCAAACGGTTCCGTCACATGAACCTTCAGCGTTCCACCGCGAGAAATCTGCTCGCTGGCATACTTGCCAAGATACTGGCCCTCGACCGTCACACGGTCGCACCAGTAGCAGATGCCACCTTCCAGTGCAGAAACCATAATGTCATCAACATCCTGCTGGGTCAGCCGGACCGTAATCTCTGCATGAACCTCGAACTTCTTTTCATTGGTCATCTTACTTCATCCTTTCCTCAAATTGTCGGGTCAAAAATCAGGCCATCCCACTTGCCGTTCAGACGGTCGGGGTACTTCCCGGTCGGAACCATGTACTTGTCCGGCAGCTCCGGCGGTAGCGGCCGCTCGTTCCTCAAATCCATACCAGCGTCGAACATCGAGAGCTGCACGGTCTGGCTGGTACGTTCCCGCAGGAGCCGATACCAGTAGATGATGTGGTTCCGAACAAGGTTCAGATTCACGCCATCCGGCCATGCAGGGTCAGAACAGCCGTTCTTCTTCAGGTCATCCCAGTGCTTATACTCAGCATCCAACTGCTCCCTGATCTGAGCTTCATTCATCTCCTCAGGCGGGATATAGGTGCTCATGTCAATACCCCCTAGACTCACAGCTTATTGATGCTGGTAACGCTCTTGCCGTGAGCGCGAGAATATCCATCCCACATCTGCCCACTGATTTCATAGGCCTCAAGCTCGGTATTGGCCTTTTCAATCAGCTTCAGGTACTCTTTTTCACCTAAGCGTTCTTTTACCAGCATCTTGAAAATCGCATTATGCGCATAGTTCAGCTGTTGATCTGCTGCCTTGCGGATAGCTTTCAGCTCACCGAGCTGTTCTTGTTTTTCGGCAAGGGCCTTTTTGGTTCGCAGCCACCAATCCGTTCTGCGCTTCTGTTCAGGAAAGGGCAGGAGCTTATGCTGAGCAAGCTGACGATTGAGGTCTGCAATCTCATGGCCAAGTCTTTCAATGTTCCTGTCATAATAGCCGTTATCGTAGCCAAACTCGTGTCCGCATTTAGGACATCTGAGCTGTTTCATTTTCGTTCTCCTTTCTTGTGATGCGGCCACTCGTCCATGCTCCGGCATAGGTCCCGATTTCGGGGAGCCGGGTCAGCAGGGCGGTCTTCATGCACTCCAGATACCGCTTGTACTTCGTCCGCTGGAGGCCGGAGAGCCATGCGTTCTCACAGTCAGAATAGCTGTCCTTCTGAACCAGCTCCACGGCAAGCGACCACTCGTTGTCCTCCACGCAGATATAAAACAGGTTGTTTTCGAGGAGAACCCGGCGTTCCCCGCCCAGCCAGACATTATCGCTGGCGGCAGGCTCAAAACTAGGGCAGAGCTTCCGCATTTCATTGCAGAAACACTCCAGAACATTGGCCTCCTCATAGCTGCTCCCGACTTCATCGAGATGCCAGTCCGGTCCCGTAATGTCGGCATAGTCGAGATCACGCTGGAGGCGGTCTTCGCACTCGTCTGTTCCCGGGCCATCCTTGCGGTACACCCGCA